CAAGCCATCTGGCACTGTGTCGCAACTTGTGGATAGTGCTTCGGGTATACATGCTCGCCATAGCCAGTATTATATTCGTCGTGTACGCAATGATAACAAAGACCCTATCACGCAGTTTCTCAAAGATCAGGGAATCCCTGCGGAAGCAGACGTAATGAAGCCACTAGACACCACAGTGTTTAGCTTCCCTATGAAAGCACCTGATGGTTGTATTACACGTGATGAGTTGGATAGCTTTACTCACTTGAAGTTGTGGCTTGCCTATCAGCGTCACTGGTGTGAACACAAGCCTTCTGTAACTGTGTATGTTAAGGAAGAAGATTGGCCTTCTGTTGGTGCATGGGTGTGGGAACACTTCGATGAGATTAGTGGCATTTCATTCCTCCCTTGGGATGGTGGCACATATCGTCAAGCACCATACGAGGAAATCTCTCATCTTGAGTATGAAAATATGAAAGATACGATGCCTAAAACAATTGACTGGAATGCATTCATTGAAACTACCGATAATGTCGAGGGAGCACAGCAGCTCGCTTGCGTAGCGGGGGTATGTGAAATCTGAGAAAACTATCATAGCAGAGGCACTAGGGGGTAGTGAGAAGGCTTACACCACCCTAGTGTCAATGTATAGACAACGTATATACAGATTCATACGTAGGAGGGTGAATGATGATGCACAGGCAGAAGAAATAACACAGGATGTTTTGTTAGATGCATACAGGGGATTAGAGGGCTTTAAAGGCGATAGTCAGCTATACACATGGCTCTGTACCATCGCTAATAGAAAGTGTCTTAAACAGCCGTTTAACAGCCTTAAAACAGATGTTGAGATGGTAGATGTAACCACACCAGAGTCTTTGCTATCAGTTAAGCAAAAGGTAGAAGGTGTAGTTGCTGTGTGTGATAGGTTGCCTAACAAGCAACGTAGAGCACTGTTGTTAAAAGAATACGATGGGTTGTCCTATGTAGAAATCTCTGCTATATTGGGTTGTACGCCTAAATATGCAAAGAAACTTGTATGGAAAGCTAAGAAAACAATCAGAAAGGAAATGAATGACTAACGATGATAGCTATAAAATGATGGACGCTATGCGTAGACACTTAGGTATTAACGTATACGAAACAGATAAGACATTAGAAATTGTCTTGACATTCAAAACCAATGATGGTAAAGTGCACCAACTTTGCAATAGCTTTAAGGAGAGAGCAAATGATTATCAAAGTAATCAAAGAAAATGATGATGGTAGTGCTGATGTTCAGTTGGATGAGATTAGCCCTGAAATGATGCAACTAATTGTTCAGACAGGTTTTGTTAAACTTCTTAGTGATGCACTAGAAGACGCTAAAAAAGATAACAAGATTCCAGCATTGTTCAAGAAAGTAGAGTGATGGATAGTTACGAAGAAGTAATGTCAAAACAATATGGTGGTAGTCACTATAAAGGTCATGGCATACAGCCGTGGGAGATATGGGAAGCCTATGATATGAATGGTTGGGAAGCAAGTGCATTGAAATACTTGCTACGCCATAAGTATAAAGGTAATTCCCTAGGGGACTTGATGAAGGCTAAGCACAACATTGAGTATTTAATTGCAAGAGAAGAAAGGAAACAACGTGTACAAAATCAAACGAGTGAAGGGCAGTCTGCCAAAGTCATTGAAAACGTCGTACAAAACTTACGACCAAGCCCGATCAGCGTTGCGGAAGTACCTGCGAAACCAAGCAGAACTCCGTGGCGGGGAGCATCTGACTATGACGATGATGCGGCTCTTGGGATTTAATGTAACCAAAGCTGCATAATTACTAGTAACAGAAAAGGGGCTTAATGCCCCTTTTTTATTTGTTTGTTTTATAAAACTCTTTTATTTTCTCTAAGTAATTAATTGTTTCTTCTTTAGGTGGTTTCTTACCTGCAAGAACATTATTAGCGGCAGTAGGCCCACCATTATAATCTGCAAACGCAGCAACTACATTTCCTTTATATTGGTTATTTAAAGTATATTTTAAATATCTAGAAGCAGCAGCCAATGACTCTACAGGGTCTAAGTGGTTATGCTTAAACATCCCCCCTTGTAACTTTTGTGTATTGTCCATAAACTGCATTAGTCCTTTAGCTCCCGCAGGACTAACCTTTGTACTGTCGTTCTTACTGAACTCAATTTTACCATCTTTGTAACCTGTATTTTCAGCAAACTTTAATGCTCTCAAAGAATACTGAGGTAGTCCGTCAGCTTTTTCTAACTTGTCTGCTAACTCATCTAGCATAGGGTCGTTCCATTGCAACTTAGAACGTTGCTCTGGTGTCATAGCTTGTAATTTAGTTATTGCATCCATATTAGTTGAGAGGTGTATTAAGTTGTTTGAAGATTTCATCAGCACTAATAGGCTTAACACTGTTACTAGTAGCAGGTTGGTTAGATGTAGACGTGGTAGATTCATAATCTCCTGTCTCTGCAAATACACTCTTACCTTCTTTAATACGCTTCTTAGCATGGTCTATTGCTCTCTTCATTATTGAATCAGGTATATTCTTCTTTTTATTTGGAATAATGTCAGTTAATAGTAAATTAACTTCTGATTTTGTAAGTATAGGTACAATGATTGGGAAATCAATTTCTTTACCATTAACTTTAACATCGCTTACTGAAGTAGAGAATTCAGTAACATCACTACCATCAGATGCTTTTAATACACCTAAATAACCATTTCCTTTAGCGGTAACCTTATCGTTACGCATATTATTAGGTTGTGCTGTAGGTGTTGTAGTAGTACCAAAAGTTCTATTATACCAATCTTTTACATCTTGTACTTGTTTATCAAATAATTCCTCAGATTGCTTTTGTGTTCTAACTTTATTTACTGGTTGTTTAACAGGTATAGGTGGTGGCTGTTCAGTTGCCACAACCGCAGGTTGAGCAATAGGTGCAGGTACATTACTAGTAACGTTAGGTGTGTTACCAGTACCTACTAAAAACCCTTGTGCAGTAGGATTCATTATTGTTTGTGTTTGTGTAGTATACGCTTCACTAACACTACCTTGACTTGTAAATGTCTGTATAAACTTCTTACGCAATTCAAAAATAGATACATTAGTCAATCCTGCTTGAATTCGTAATGCATCATCAACAACTTTTAATTGTTTTTCTAATGTCCCCATAGCAGGTGGTGGTCGAGAAGAACCAACACGTTGCCAATCTTGTAGTACACTAAGTTTATTTGGTGGTGTATTAGGAGTAGGTTTAGTAGGCATTACTGATAGTGCACTAGCACCAGTAACATCTTTAAATGTAAGTGTAACACCAATATCTTTATACTTATCGTATTTAGCAAGTGCTTCTGTAAAAGCTGCTTTAGCTATGTCACCATTACCTAATGCACCATACACTTTACTTTCAACAGACATGTTAATTAAATTAAGAACATTAGGTCTATCTGCTTCTGGTACTCTGGTATTAATAAATGCAGTAATGGTAGGCAAACCACTTTTCAACAGACGTTCTGTAGCAGCAGGTGTAAGCAAACCAAACTTAACTTGTTCGTTTACTAATCCTATAGGGTCTTCTACAACTACGTTTTTATCAGTTACTGCTTTTCTAGTAGTATCAGCACATGCTTCATAACTCATACACACAGCAGTTGCTTCAGATATGTTAGTTGGTGTTTTATTAGATTTATTACCATCTGCTTTATATGCATCAAAGTCTTTTGCAAGTTGCATAAACTCTTGTGTGGATACTTGTTGCAAAGCAGCTTTTCTTAATGCTTGAATGTGTGCTAATTCCCTAGCAGAATTTGGATAACGTGCTATTGCATCGTTATATGCTTTTGTATCACCATTCAATATTAACGCACCAGCTACATCTGGTGGTATACCTAACGTTTGTACAAATGTGTTAATAAATGTAAAACGTTTTTGCATTGTTTCTAGTGGGTCTTTAGGCTCAGCAGCAGAGGCAAGTAACCAACTAGTTTTATTCTCAGTATAGTATTTCTTTTCTTTGTCGTACCATGATTCTAAATCTTGCTGTGCTTGGCGTACATTACCTGCATCGGCAGGTACAGTTTTAATTTTCTCAATTAACTTGTCGTTCATAGCTTTATATTGAGCATCCAACACATTGAGAATGTTAGTACCACCTTCATCAACTAACTTTTTATATGCATCACTATTTGCTATTTCAGGAGGAATTTGTCCTGATGCAATTTGTTGAGGCGACACACCCAACAGTTTTAATTGAGACATTATTTTAGTGTTCTCACCAAGTAACTCGTTTTCAAAAGTAATTTTTGTAAGGGTTGTCAAATTAAGAAGTGCGTTACCACCAGCTTTTAGTGCAGCATCTGCATCTTTTTCACTTTGTGTCATAGCAACAGAAGCTTGTGCTAATTCAAACTTTTCTTTAGGTGTAAGTTGTTGGTATTCTAAATTAGCTTGTGTTTGACTTACAGGATTTTTACCAGTTGTTCTGTCGTGAACAAATGCTTGACGAAAAATTTCATCTTGCTTCTGTGCAGCTTTACCAGCCTCTTGCTTTTGACGCTCAATAAAGTTAATATCTTCATACAGTTTATTAACACTGTACAAATCCACACGTTCTTTACCAGTAACTTGTTGTGCAACTTGTCTAAAGTTGTTAGCAAG